AGGATTAGGATCAGGATATTTTACAAGAGAGTTTACTAATCAAGATTTAAATAATTATTTAGCTCCTAATTACGCATTTAATTTAGAACAAGGGCAGGGCGCAGTAAGAAATCTTGCTAATTCATCAGGTGGTCTTATTGGCGGAAATGCTATAAGAGGAATTCAAGATTACACTCAAAACTTTGCAGGAAATGCTTATCAACAAGCTTTTGGTAATTTTCAAGGTCAACGCTCTAACATCTACAATACTTTAGCTGGTATTGCAGGTTTTGGTCAAACAGCAAATCAAACAACAGCTGCACTATCAGGAAATACTGCTAATGCTGTAAGTTCACTTGGTGTAGGCGCTGCCAATGCAGGAGCGGCAGGAACAATTGGAACAGCAAACGCATTTAGTGGTGGATTAAATACATTAGGCAATATGGCTTACATGAATAAATTATTAGGTCAAGGTGGAACTATTCAAGGCTATTCAGGCGGCTCTTCATCGGGTGGTGGTGTTGGAATGTTTTTAGGATAAGGATAAATTATGGCAGATTTTAGCGTATCAGATGTAGCGTCAAGAGTTAAAGGCCCTGAAGGCATGTCATTAGCTGACATGATGAATATGTCTATTGGCGCTCAAACTTATAAACAAAGAGAAAAAATTAATCCTTTGTTAGAAAGACAACAAAACGCTCTTACAACTGAAGCTGAAGAAACTTTACAACCTAAAATTACTAGAACTAAAGCAGAAGCACAAAGATCAGTTTACGAAGCAGATAAAGCTGGTGTAGATTTAAAACAACATTTTGCTAATATTGGAAGAGGTCTTTTTGGTGGATTTTTAACAGACCCTGATTTTATTAATGGAAATGCGGATAAAATGATTTCTAAAATTCAAGGTGCGCAAAATTACGCAGAAACTGTGCTTGGAGTTCCAAAAGAAATATTAAGCAATAGTGATCGTATAGTTGACATGATAAAAAAGAACCCTTCAGATGGTTATCAATATATTAAAAATGGAGTTTTGCAATCAGGTCAAAATCAAGCTCAAACAAATCTTGTTACGCCTTCAGTTCAAAATATTAATAATGTTCCTTATAGTTACATACCAGCAGGTAATGTAGCAACACCATTAGGCGTTAATCCAGACCAACCACAAACGCAACCTAATCCGCCTATGGTTCAGCCACAACAAACTGTAACTTCTGAAGATATGAATAGGCCTATTTATAGTCAAAAAGTGCCATTGCCTTATCCAACAAGAACTGCTGGTCAACCTTATGCTCCAGCTCCTACTGAAAAAGCAGATCAAGAAGCTGGATTTAATTTTAGAAATAATCTTGTTAATGGCCAATCTAAATTAGCAACATCAAAACGTAACCTTGAAGAAGTTATGGATTCTGCAACTAAAATTCAAAAAGAATTTTTCTTTAACCCTGCAAATATATTAGGCAGAGGCGAAAGATTATTAAGATACGGTTTAAACGCAGAAGATTTACAAAAATTAAGAAAAGATTTAGCTAATGTTGTATTGGCTAATGAACAAGCAATGGGTGGCTCAACTGATGCAGGCAGAGAATTATCAAAAACTGCAAGTGGCGATGAAACATATTCACCAAAAGTTTTACTTGGTATTGCTAATCGTGCTTTTTCAGACGTTACAAATATTCAAATGAAAGCTACGGCGGCTCAAAAGTTTGCTCAAAAATATGGCGATAACAATATGAAAGCTTTTCAACAAATGTGGTCAAACAATGAAGATTCAAAAATATTTGAACTTTATAACATATTTAACAATGACAAATTAAATGATAAAGAAAAAGCAAAAGCTAAAGAAACTTTATTTCCTAAAGGTGATAAACAACGTAAAGCATTTATAGAAAAATATAATAACATTAAAAAATTAACGGAAACAGGCGAACTTTAATGGCTGATGATTTTACCCAATTTTTGTTAGGTGATACTAAACAATCTTCTACGCCTACTAATGTTGGCAATATAAGACCTGTTGGAAGTTCTACAGGTTTTCAACAATTTGACACGCCTGAAGCTGGCATTAAAGCTGTTGACGATCAGTTAAGAATTTATGGTTCAAAACATAAATTAAAAACACTTCGTGAAGTTATTTCTAGATATGCGCCTCCTTCTGAAAATGACACAGAAGCTTACATTAAAAACGTATCTCAAAGAACAGGACTTAAACCTGACGAAGAAATTGACCTTTCTAATCCTACTATTCGTCACATTATTAGTGGCCCTATTATTTTACAAGAGCAAGGCCTTCAAAGATTAAAAGGCACGCCTCAAACTACAACGCAACAGCCACAAGAACAACAACAGCCTACAGATGATTTTGTTAGCTTTTTAACACAAAAGCCTGAAGCTACTGTTGAAACTAAAGAACAAATACAAAAACAACCTACTGCAAAACCTACAGGTTTTGATTTTTCTAAACCAAAATCACTTGATCCTAATGCAAGAGCTGCGAAAGTTGCAGATATATTTAATCCATTAGGCATACTTCCTGCTGTATCAGAAACATTAGGCTATGGTGTTGGTAGAATTGCTGGTAAATCACCTGAAGAAGCAACTAGATTTGCAGAAAAAGCTACTAAAGAATTAGGCTTTGATGTATTTCAAAACATGGTTGGTAAAGCTACAGATCAATTAAATAAACCTGATTATCAACATTCAGACCTCGGTGACTTTGTTGCTAAAAACTTTGATAAAGGTGCTGATTGGATTTCAAAACAAACAGGCGTGCCAAAAGAAGATATTCAAAATATTATTCAAGGAACTGTTTTAGCTTATGGTGGCAAAGGCCTTGTATCAAAAACTAGTTCTGTTAAAACTGCTGGTGTTGGTGGCGTAGGTGAAACTATACCTCCAGGTGGATCAGGCCCAACAGGAAAAGGTATTACAACAGTAAGCCCTATTGTAGAAGCTGCACCCATTGGCCCTAAATATGATGTGCCTACCTACATGAGAAATAAATTTCAAGAAAAGCAAGGTCAGCCTACAGGTCAGCCTCAAGGTAAACCTATAGGTGAAGTTACAGTTTCATTTAATGGCCAGCCTTTAGGAACAGCTAAAGCTTATGATCCATCAAAACAATTTTCAGAAGTTAATTATGCTGAAACTGCGTTGCCTGTTGAAGAGCATTTATCAAGAGCTGAAGTATTAAATAGAATTGATCCTAATTTAAAAGTTGATCCTAATATTATTGAAGGTCGTGGAAAAGAAAGAGCAACAGATTATCAGTTATCAAAAACAGATACACCTGAAGGCAATGTATTATCTGAAAAAGAAAAAGAATACAAAGCATCTCTTAATAAATACGGTGAAAATCTTATTACCGAAACAGGTGGCACAATAGGACTTGATGAAACTGCAAAATATAGACGTGGCGAAAGCACTTTAACTTATTTTCAAAAATTAGAAGATCACTTTGATAAAAAATTAACTGAAATATATTCTGAACGAGATAGAATTGCCAAAGATATTCCTGTTAATGGTGAAAATATTAATAAATCATTAAATGACGAATCATTAACAACTTTAAATTCTGATAGTGAAGGTTTAGCTAAAGCTGCAAAAGCAAAACTTAAATCACTTCACATGATGGATGATAAAGGCAATATGCTTCCGTCAAACGGTATGCAAGCTGAAAAGTTTAGACAATGGCTAAATGAAAATAATGTTTGGGATAGAAAAAATGCACAACTTCACAGATCATTAAAAGATGCAGTTGACGCAGATGTTATATCAACGCTTGATCCTAATACTTCAATATACAAAGATGCTAGAGATTTATTTGGGCTTAAAAAAGATACTTTAGAAAACCCTAAAGGCATAGCTAATATATTAGATGCAGAAGGCCCTAAAAAAATTAATCGTAAAATTGATATTGAAGGTATTCCTGATTCAATTACTAAAATGGGAGTCGATCAATTTACGCATATTTTAGACACAATTAAAAATGCACCTCCTGAATTACAACAAGCTGCAAATAATTCTTTATCGCAAATTAAAGCGCATTTTCTCAATCAAGCACATGAAGCATTTCAATCAAGTGCAAACAAAGGAACTGCTTATTTAAAAACAAATAGAGAAGTAATGACTAGATTGTTTAGCCCTGAAGAAATGTCAAAAATAAATGATTACAATTTAGGCGCTCATATTCTTAAAGCTGACACAGGTTATCCAGGCGCTAGAGTTCAAGAAATTAATATTGACAAACGTTTGCCTAGAAGAATTGGTGAACAAATATTGAAAAAAGGTGCTGCAATAGGTGCTGAAGCAATAACAAGCGGATCAACTTTTGGTATTGCAGGCACTACAGCACATGAAATAATAGGTGGTAAAATAGCAAAAGGCGAAGCAAAATCATTAGAAAAGATTCACAGAGAAAACGCAAATAAAAAACGAGCAGGTTTTACTAACTTACAAGACATTATGAACGCAGGTAAAAAGGAATAATATATGGCAGTCAATCTATCACCCATAGGCAACGGAGTAAGTTTTTTAGGCTTAACAGGCCTACCATTATCAGGTGGCAGGTTATATAGCTACCAAGCTGGCTCATCTACACCGTTAGCTACTTATACAACTGTTAGTGGATTAATAGCTAATGCTAATCCAATTATATTAGGAACTGACGGTAGAACGCCTAATGAAGTTTGGCTTACCTACGGCTATAACTATAAATTTATTTTACAAGATGCAGTTGGCGGAACAATTGCTACTTATGATGACATTTACGGCATTTTAGGAACTATTCCTGCTGCTTCATCTACATTACCTACAGGCATGATTCTTTTATGGTCAGGATCAATTGGTTCTATTCCTGCTGGTTATTTATTATGTGACGGAACAAACTCAACACCTGACCTTCGCAATCGTTTTATTATTGGTGCTGGTTCTACTTATTCAGTTAATCAAACAGGTGGTAGCGCAGATGCAATTGTGGTATCTCATACCCATACAGCAACTTCTACATCAACAGTTACTGATCCTGGTCACTTCCATACAGTTCCTTATGCACAAGCAGATGCTATTGGTGGTGGTGGCGCTCAACCAGCTTATCGTGGATCATCAACAAGCAATGTATCTACTGCAACAACAGGCATTACAGTTGCAACAGCAACAACAAACACTACAGCAGGCACAAGCGGAACAGGTGCTAACCTTCCTCCGTATTATGCTCTTTGCTACATTATGAAGAGTTAATTATGGTTAAACATTCACTTACAGAAGTTGATAGCCGTTTAAGCGTTCACGAAGAAGTATGCGCTTTAAGATATGAAGAAATTGGCGCAAGACTAAAGCGTTTAGAAAGTATTTTGATGGCAAGTGCTGGCGCTATTATTATTTTATTATTAAGTATAGTTTTAAAATAATGGATTTATCTAAATTAACCAGCATGATGTTTCCTGTAATAGTTTCTGCTATTGCATGGATGCTTTCATCATTATCAGGTATGCAAGCTGATCTTATTGATATTAAGTCTAAAATGCCTGCGCTTATAACTGCTCAAGGCGTGCCAACTGATAGCCCTATATCAGCAGAAGCAAGAGCTAAACTTAAAGAAGAGATTAGAACCCAAATGGGTGAACTTAATGTGCGTATTCGTATTCTTGAAGAACACGATATGCAAAGGAAAGGAAAATAATGTTTAGTATATTATCAGGCATATTAGGATTTGCTACCTCAGGTTTGCCAAGCTTACTTGATTACTTTAAATCTAAAGGCGATCAATCACATGAGCGTCAAATGATTGCGCTAATGAATCAACAACAATTAGCAATGGCTGAAAAAGGATTTGCTTCACAAGAAAAAGTTGAAGCTTTACATCTTGAAGGATTACAAGCTCAAGCGTTTACCGATGAAAAAGTAGCTTTATATCAAAATGATACTGAAATGGCTAAAGGCGCATCTAAATGGATTGTTAATTTAAGATCATCTGTTAGGCCTGTGGTTACTTATTTATTTGTAGCTTTATTATTGTTTGTAGATATTGCTGGTCTAATATGGGCTATTAAATCAGGCGTTGATTTTGCTACTGCTCTTAATGCGGTATTTTCAGAAACGGAAGAAGCAATTTTAACGTCAATTATTGGTTTTTGGTTTGGCAGTCAAGCATTTAGTAAAAGATAATGCGTATATCAGATAATGGTATTAAACTCATCAAGCATTTTGAAGGTGTTCGTTATAGGCCTTACAAGTGCGCTGCTGGGCTGTGGACTTGTGGAATCGGACACCTCATTGGTGATGGTAAACAACTCCCTGATAGTTACAACAAAACTTTCACAGACGCAGAAGTAGATGCGTTATTAATTAAAGACCTTGCACGATTTGAAAGAGGAATAATTAAATTATTTCCTGCGTCTTTTAAATTTACTCAAGGAATGTATGACAGTTTAATTTCCTTCTCTTTCAATTTAGGCTTAGGGGCGCTACAACGCTCTACTGTTCGTTCTGCTTTATTGCGTGGTGATAAAAAAATGGCAGGTGAATCTTTATTGAAATACTGTCGTGCTGGTGGTAAAGTATTAAAAGGGCTTCAAATAAGACGGCAAGCAGAATATAAATTATTAATGACTTAGGAAAAACAATGGCAACTAAAATGAAACTTGAAGAATTAAAACCTTCTATTAGACATGAGAAAAAAGAATACGTTGTTGAGCGTCAAATTAAAGAGCTAAAGCAAGAATTAAAAGCTCATATTAAAGCGCCAATGTCTAAAGCACATCCTAAAAAATAGTGGATGACTTTGCTTTTGTTTGCGTATCGTTTGTCACTACTATGTGCCTTCTTTGTATTCTTAGCATACCTTTACGTTTCATTCTAGAATACGTTATTTGCTATTGGTAAATAAAAAAAGGGGCATTTTAAGCCCCTTAATTTAATAGCAATCTGTAACAATAACCATTACTTATTCATTACATACATTGTAACTTCAAAGCCAAAACGCATTTCTGTAGCTGCTGGAGTAGTCCACATAATATTTATCCTTTATCTGTAACAAGCAAAATTACTTGTTACGCAAATTATGGTCTTTTTGCAAGACAAAGCCATCAAGAAAATCATTATTTATCTTTAAGTCGTTCAGATACTAAAGTGGCATAGCCAGCAATATCATCCCAATGATCTTTGTAATTAGGATTGCCATAAAGAATTCTGCTTAACTTAACTAGGATCATGTGGATTGCTTCTTTCTGATCCGCTTCTAAATCATTCCAAGCATTTTTGCTAATAATATCTTGAACTTTCTCAATAAAGCGTGATTTAGCCATAAAATCACCATGAGTTTCTTCACGTTCTACTAATATAGGGCTGTTTCGCATTTTAAAGCCTCTTAGGGTCAAAACCGTAAATTGTGGATATTTGGTCAGCCAACTTATAAAAAGCTTTGCCATGGGCATCCCAATGCTTGTAACCTTTGTTATAAAGCGCAAGGTGACACATTTCATGCAATAAAGTTTCTGAAATCGTAGAAAAATGCAAACAACGGCCTTTTGAGATTTCTATAGTTAAATGAGGGTCGCAATTAAAATAACCATAGGCGGTTGAATCATTAATTATTTTCCATTTTATTTTTCTTGCGGTGGGTAATTCATAGCGATCAAAGGGTGGCATAAGTCTAAACGCTGAATAAAGAGCTGCAATGTATTTAGCGCTTAATAATGTCATTTTTAACCTTTCCAGCTTACCCATTCTGATTTATCCGAATTTTCAAACGATACATCCACATTGACAGGCATCGAGAAAGTAATGCCATGATAAGGATGCGTTATCCATAAAGCTTGCCTTGGTGGTTCAAACCCAAAGTTATTGCTATAGGCATATTCACAATACCCTTTTAGCGATCCGTTTACAATAAGTCTTTCTAATTGTATTAATTGGTGGAAGTGACCGATTATCATAGTATCGTATTCCATATCAATTTGGGCGTTTCTAGACCGCTTTTTATGGTCGCCACGAATAATAGGCCCTAAAGCACCAATTACTCCGTCACCGCCTCTAAACTGATCGCCATGCGTTAATAGGTATTTATGGTTGTAAATAGCATATAAAGCGTCAGGGCCGTCAGGTATGTGGAAAGATACTCGGCTATCGGTTTCAAAGTGTTTAGCTAAAAATTGGTAGGTTAGCCAATCAAAAGAAGTAAAGTTGCGGCCTTTGTTTCTAATCTTATGGGTGTTACGGCCATGATTACCGCCTACGCATGGAACAAATACTTTGCCAAAATGATCTGCCAACGTAGATATGCACCAAATTAGCACACCAAACAAGTCTATGACTACAGGCATAATTTCTGCGTCATTCGTGGCCATCAACTCTTCATGGATGTCACCCGACACCATGTCACCGCCTAAAGCTAATACGATGCCTGGATATTTAGGATTGACCATGTGATTATTTAAAAGGTCAATAGCTACTTCAATCATTTTTTTAGCTCGTTTATGAGCTATTTTCATATTATATGAATTGACATTATTAACTTGGTTAGGATCAACGTTTTCGCCCCAATGCCAATCCGATGCAAATAATGTAGGAACGCCTGGCGCTGATTTACTTGCACTAGGTTTAGATAGCCAGCTAGGTGGTGAAGCTTTCTTTTCAGCCATTTTAAGAATTTTAGTTTTAACATAATTCTCATTTAATACGTCACGATTGAATGAAGCTATCTGTGCTTCAAGGGTTCGTATTTTATCTTTGAGGGCTACTTCAGGTGGGATATTGGTAAGCTGTGGTTTAGCATTTTCTACATCAGATTCCATGCCAGCTAATTTGGCTGCTCTTATTCTGCCTTGAAAACAAGCTCTTTTAAGGCCTAACATTTCTGCTGCTTTTGACTCACTTCCGTTGCATTTTTTAAAAGCTTCAACCGCCTCCAACAACTGTTCTTTTGTCAATGACATATATGAGTCCCAAATAGTAATTCAAGTGTAAAAAAAACGCCGATAAATAAACCAGCGCATCCGCCAATCATTAAAACTTTGATTACTATATCAAATAATTTCATTTATGTTTAACTTCAATGAATTGCACGTCTTTAAGCAAGTTATTATTGCCGTCAAATATTAACTTAATATTACAATTTCTTTTTCTTTCTTTAGTGTTAGCAGATATAAAACTTGCATATCCTTTTTTGCCACGATAGACATAATAATCCAATATAACGTCAGGCTTTGGTTGTTGTAGTTTTTTTGAATCTAATACGGATTGAACATCAAATCCATTTAGCTGTTTGGCAAATAACTCAATATTGAGCATATTTTGTTTCCTCCTGTTTATAAAAAATCATGCGTGACCATTTAACAGTCTTTTTAAGTTTGAACCATGATTGAGGTTTGGTGATTGAATCATCGTGAAAGTTAGTTGCGCCATAAGAATAGTCAGGCTCTAACTTGTGCATAATGCGATATGCAAGATCAAGAAAGTGAGGTTTAATTTCTTTACGTTCAGGTGGTTTTACTTTTCCATACCAAGTAAATTGATAAGGTTTTTTCATTTCAATACACACCTGTTTTGGATCAAAGTCGGCTCTTCTCATTAATACATAGCCAACTCCTATTTGTGCTTCTTTGCGTTCTAGACTGCTTTCCATGTAAATGGTTTGCGCTAGACATAGCAAGGCTTGGTCGATCATAAATGACCCCCCTGTGTTATTGCCAACTTGTATTATAACATTTTTCATTTAAACTCGGTTTTCCATGAGTTTTGTTTCATGTGCAACCTCTTCAAGAAAAGTTTTAATTTCTTTTTCCATTTCATCAATGAAAGATGCGTCACGTTGTAACCTAGCTATAAAGTATTGACTACCTTCAGGCATACGACTGTCAAAAGAAAAGAAATCGCACCATTCAGCACCTGTGCAAGCCATTTGAGCCATCATTTGAATTTTATATTTAGTTGGTGGTTCACCAGCTTTGATATAAGCCCAATGCGTAGCGCTATTAGGATTCTTGATTTCCAAAAGGTTATATGTGCCGTCATTGTTTCTAATGATGCCGTCAGGTGAGCAGCCAAACCATTCAATTGTTTTATGCTTTACAAAAGGAAGTTCCTCAACAAAAGTTTTAGTAATTTGTTGATATTTTTCTCGTGCTTTAGGTTCTTCTTCTGTGCCACGAATCATTGCGTCATTTTTAAATGTTTCCTCAATAACGCCTGTGACTCTTTGAATAGCCAGCTCAATTAAATAATTTTGCCGACTAGCGCTTGGGCCTGTTTTGGTTTTAGCCATAATATCTGCAACCTTTGAAGCTGTAACATGACCTTTACGCAGCTCTAACCATTCAGGTGTTCCCTGTAAAATAATGTCACTCATTGTCAGAACCCTCCAACTTATATTCAGCTACTACGCAAACTTCTTTAAATCTATTCTTAACTTTTTTGTTTGCAGTTGTTATGGCGTAACCTTTTTTGCGTAAATTAAAAACAGTATCGGCTAATCTATAAATTCCTAATTGAGTCCATGCTTTTAATGGATCAATCTTGCCATGCTTTTCTAAATACTCTGTTAAACGTTCTTGCTGATTCATACTATGCCTCCAATTCATTTTTACGATCAGTTAAATAAGTCTTTAATTTTCCTAAAGACACCTTGTCAAACTTTGTTGAAGCTTCTTTGTAGATACCCATTAATTCATCAACGGAATCTGCTTTGTTTATTTCTTTGATAACGTTTTCAATATCATTTTGTGAAGCTGGCTCTTCTTCAGGCAAATCAGACCCACTATAAATATATAAACCAATACCAAAACAAGCAATACATTTTGCAAGACATCTCATAGCGCTATCTGAAATTTTACGAGAATCAGGATTTTTAATAGCTTGATTACGATGATCCATAACAGGTAGTTGCATTTTCATAGTTTTACCAAGAGCTGTAACATTGCAATAGACCATCATAGTATCGTTGTAAGTTTTTGGTTCAGGAAATTCCCATGTTGCCATAGGGTCGTGTTGAAGTAATGTATCAACGGCATAACTCCAAGAAAGATAGGTTAGTGATCCTTTTTTGTCCGTATGCTCATTAACATTAATTTTTCTTAATTCATTATATGTAGTCATTTAATGCCTTTCGCTAGTTGAAGTGATTTTCTAAAGGTAAAGCCTTTGCAATATAAAAAAATAACATTTCGGATGTATTTAATCATTATATGAAGTCCCTATGTGAGTGGCCCATGTCATACATTTCGTCAAAAGGGCCTTGATAGACGTTAGCCTCTTGGAACTTTTTTTCTGTAATATCCATCGCCTTCTCAAAGAAAGCATTACTTAATGACTTGGCAAATATATTGACGCTTATCATATCGCCACGCTGATTAGCCCAATATAAAGCACGAATCGTGCCAGCTATCTGATCTGTATCCATTGAGTTAAAAACTTCTAATGGATCGGTGTCAATTAAATCTTCTGCAAATTCTTGATGAATAGTCATATTAAGCTCCAAGATGTTTAAAAAGGATTGGGTAAAGAATGTAGAGCCAAAGCGCTCCATATAGATATACTGCTAGAACCGTAACGATCATGCCTTTTGTTTTCATAATTTCCTCCATAAAATTAAAAACTACACTTGCAGAATAACAAATTGTTAGATATAGTCAAGCAAAATATAACAAATTGTTAAATATTTTAATAAAAGGGCAAAAAGATGAAAGATAGCGAAATTATCGAGTTTTACGGAGGTTCAAAGGCTTTATGCAAGCTTTTAGGCCTGGAAGGTCAACATTCTGAAATAAGGGTGCATCAATGGAAAAAACGAGGGATTCCCGCCGCTGTTAAGCTGAAATACCCTGAAATCTTCCTAAAACGCAAATTTAAAGAATAGAGGCTATATGCACTACTTTCAGCACAATATAGCCGATTACCGAAAAGACACCGCTCATCTAACTTTACTTGAGCATGGCGTTTATAGGCAACTGCTAGATCAGTATTACCTAAACGAGAAACCTTTGCCTTTAGATCAGGATAAATTAATGCGGTTACTCTGTGCCAGGTCAGAAGGCGAAATAAGGGCAGTTTTAAGCGTTTTGGGCGACTTTTTTGAGAAAACCGATGAAGGATACATCCATAAACGATGTATGGCTGAAATTGAGGCATTTCAATCTAAACAGGTAAAAGCGGTTGCAGCAGCAAATAAAAGGTGGAATAATGCAGACGCAATGCCAACGCATAGCGAACCCAATGCTAACCATAAACCAATAACCATTAACCATAAACCATTAACCAATATAAAACCATTGTCCGATTTTGATACATTTTGGAATGAATATCCAAAAAAGGTTGGTAAAGAAGCGGCTAGAAAAGCTTGGTATAAAAATAAACCTGATTTGGATACAGCTCTTAATTCACTAAAATGGCAAAAGGTGAGTCCGCAATGGTTTAAGAACAATGGCCTATACATACCTAATCCTAGCACTTGGATAAATCAACATCGGTGGGAAGATGAGAAACCAAACGAAGGGAGTCCGTTTTGATAGAAACAGTTGAAGAAATGAAAGCATTTAAATCTATGCTTAATAGTTTGACATCTATTTATTCTAGACCTGAACTTGATAGAGAAACTTTAAGAGTTTGGTGGATGAAGTTAGATGAATACGATTTTAATGTTGTAAGCAAAGCTTTTGATAGCTGGGTTGATAAGAATAAATTTATGCCAACAATATTTGACATAGTTTCTTTATGTAAATTATCCAAGCCTAAAGAATATATAAAAATGCTTCCTAGAAATCCAACGCCTTATCAAATTGAACATAACAAAGAAAAGGCAAAGGAACTAATGGCAAAGGTAGTATTGAAACCAACTGATCCTAAAGCTTGGGCTAAAAGAATATTAGAACGTCAAGCAAAAGGTGAATACAGATTTGAGCTTGGAGTTAAGTTTGCTAGGGAAGCATTAAGAGTTAAATGAATTGTGAGTATTGCAATAAAAATCGTGGCCGCTTTAATTTTAATAACGAGTGTTGTTGGGTGCGTTGGCTACGAAGCGCCTTTAAACCACACGCAAGGTCAATGCTAGAACGGTATGAAAAGAAACATGGTCGAGCATCGATGTTAGAACTTATCAGAAAGGTGAAACATGAAACGCTTTAGTGTAATTATTGAAGTTGAAATAGACGAGAAGAAATATAATGAAGTTGAATCATGGGGTGTAGAGCCTTCTGATTATGTTTGCTCTGTTATTGCGGATCATGCAAAAGACAGAGGCTTTCTTATGAAAACTTCTGTGACGGAAGTGGAGCGCAGTCTATACAATAGATTAAGAATTGCAGCCGATGACTTTATTGGCAAAGATGCAATTGCAGATATTGAAGAAGCTGCATTAGCAAACGCAAGATGTTTAAATGGTAAATGCGAGGATTAATGTTTAATTATTTAATTATTGATGACTTTGGTGAAGCAATACGAAAGTTTAGAACAAAACATGAAGCTTTGTTTTATGTTTTAAATAAACCCAATCACGTTATTAAACGTTTACCAAAAGCACCAAAAGAAAATGTATTTGATTTAATTAAAGCAGAACCGTTATTTTAGGAGGTGTTATGGCACACGAAGCAGGAAAAGGCGATATGTATAGATCAGTTGATCAAAAAAAGTTTGATGAAAACTTTGAGCGCATATTTGGAGTTAAAGAGAAAAAAATTGACTACATATATGAATTACATCCATCAACAGGTGAGGTTATAAAAAAATATGTTACTAAATAGCTTTTACGGAACTAATCTTCCTATTACCACAAAAGATATTGAGTTTGTAGAAAAAAGAAATATTAAAGTTCAAGAATTAAAAAGACAAATGGGTAATAAATATATATTATCTAATGTCATATCAATTCACAACAGAGGAGAGCAGCATGGCATCAGTAAATAAAGTAATCGTATTAGGCAATCTTGGTAAAGACCCTGAGTTAAGACATTTACCAAATGGTGACGCAGTTTGTAATTTTAGTTTGGCTACAACTGAATCATGGAAAGACAAAGAAGGAAATAAGCAAGACAAGACCGAGTGGCATAATGTGGTTATATTTAGAAAGCTTGCAGAGATAGCAGGTGAGTATTTAAAAAAAGGCCGCCCTGTGTATATTGAAGGCCGACTTCAAACTCGTAAATGGCAAGACAAAGAAGGAAAGGATCGTTACACCACAGAAATCGTTGCAGACCAAATGCAAATGTTAGGCAGTCGTGAAGAAGCAAAAGAAGTTGCTAAAACACCTGCGCCAGCTAACTTTGATGACATGGAATCAGACATTCCTTTTTAAATTATGCAAGATGATTTTGACAGAGCCAGCGATTTAGAACAACACGATAGAGATGAAGCTATTAAACATATTAGAGATCATCAAAAAACTATTGAATCAAACGGCTCTTGTCTAAATTGTCACGAACCTTCTATTAAACGCTTTTGCGATATAGATTGTCGCAATGATTACGAGAAACGACACCATGAGAACAGATTACTTACCTAAAGTTATTAGACTTGTAGGAAAGCTGCAAGCCGACACAGCCATAAGCGCAATACAAAATGCACCAATAGATATTGAACGGCCACTTGAGGTTATTATTCGTGAAGAACAAAAAAGCAGATCATTAAGCGCTAATGCTTTGATGTGGGCAGGCCCATTAAACGATATAGCTACACAAGCATGGGTGCATGGCAAACAATATTCAGCTTTGATATGGCACGAATACTTTAAAGAAAAATTCTTGCCTGACTTTCCTGACCCTAAACAAGTTAAAGAAGGTTACATGAAATATGAAGAAACGCCTGACGGCAGACGAGTGCTAACAGGATCAACCAATAAACTTACCAAGCATGGCTTTAGTTTATACATGGAACAAATATATGCTTACGGTGCAGAATTGGGAGTAAGATTTAGTGAAGCCGATCAAGCCCAAAAAGTGTAAGGTTTGCAAGGTAGAATTTACGCCAAACAAACCGCTTCAACAAGTATGTGGGTTTGAATGTGCATTAGAGTTAGCTAAAGACAAAAGAATTAAAACCGTTAAAAAAGAAGTTAAAGAAGCCAAGTTAAAACTAAAGAGCCGATCCGATTGGTTAAAAGATACACAAGTTACATTTAATAAATATATTAGGTTAAGGGATCAAGATGACGGTTGTATTAGTTGTGGGTCAAAGAGTGCCTTCTCATATCATGCAGGCCATTACAGAAGCATTGGAAGTGCAGGACACCTTCGATTTAACGAGCTTAACTGTCACCGACAATGCTCGGCCTGTAACACCCATTTATCTGGTAATCTCATCCGATACAGAAGCGGACTTATTAGAAAAATTGGAATACACGCTGTTGAAGCACTCGAATCTGATAACGACACAATAAAGATTGGTATAGAAGAAATAAAGCTACTCAAGGCTCATTTTTCTGCTAAAATAAAAGCTCACGAGTCTAAATAGCTTGTGAAAATTTAGCTAAATTTAAGATTAAAATAAGGAACATATCATGGGTATGAAAGATAAAGAAAAATATACACCAGGTGCATCAGGTGAGAAAATGCCTAAAGGCGTTTTAGCTTCTGATAAAACAGGTGAAAGAAAAGAATCAGTAAAAGGTGGCGTTGGTATGGGTATGAAAGACGCTGTTGGTGCTGATAAGCTATTCAAAGGTGGTAGCTCAGAAAAAGTTTGCTACGATCACAAAAGAAATACTTACGCTAAATAACGTAATTAAACGAAAACCCAACCAGTCTTAGGCTGATTGGGAATTCTAACCAAGTAATAATGGAGGTTTATTAAGTGGCTACATCAAATTCTACAGATAGTTGTTTGTCTTGTAAATTCTTTATTACAGGCGGAAAACTTGGCGCTTGTCACAGATACCCACAATCACTTACTAAATCACCTAGCGAATGGTGCGGTGAATTCCTTTTTGCTAATGTAGCAAGAACTAAAGACGAAGTAGTGCCTGAACCCATTATTAGTAATCTATTAGAATCTAAACCTATTGAAATTGAAAACAAACCTAAAAGGATTAAGAAATGATTAGACCCTTTGCAGACAAGATTTTAGTAAGACCTATTGAGCGTGAAGCAAAGTCAGCTATACCTGGCTTTATATACCATGAGGAATACAATACAGGCGAAGTTGTAGCAGTTGGGCCTGGTAAAAAGATAAAAGAAGGCAAATATGATATTATGCCTGTATCTGTAGGTGACCGAATTAGATTTGGCGTTATGGGTAAAGACGAATATCTTAAATTTCAACCTGTCATGGATAACGGTGAGAAGTTCTTACTTATGTCATGGCAAGACGTAGCATTTATTGAGGAGCAAGAAGATGGCAGCTAAACCTGGACTTTATGCAAATATTCACGCAAAACAAGAAAGAATCAGGCAAGGAAGCAAGGAAACCATGAGAAAGCCAGGATCACCAGGCGCTCCGACAGCTAAAGCATTTAAGCAAGCTGCAAAGACAGTAAAGAAGGGCAAATAATCATGGCAGCCCCTATTAGTAAAACAACTAAAGGCAAAGGCCGTAATTATTTAAGCACAGAAGAAGGTGCTGGTATGACTGAAGCTGGTCGTAAAGCATACAATAAAGCCACAGGATCAAATCTAAAAGCACCACAATCTGAAGGCGGATCAAGAAAAGATAGTTTCTGTGCAAGAATGAAAGGCGTAGTTAAACACGCAAAAGGCGATGCACCGAGAGCTAAAGCATCATTAAAACGTTGGAAATGCTCAGATTAATTTTAAGAGAGTATAATTATGCCGTTAAAGAAATCAACAAGCCCTAAAGCGTTTGCATCAAACATTAAGGCAGAGATTAAAGCTGGTAAACCACAAAAACAAGCTGTGGCGATAGCTTATGCAGTAAAGCGTGAAACAAAAAGCAAGAAAAAATAAGACTGATACAATATCGTATCAACAATGAGATCAATTGTTATATTTTAGTATAACTTTTTATACACACTAACCAAGGAGCATATCATGGCCATTAAGTTGGAACTTGAAATCAAAGAAGCAGAATTAGTAGTAGCAGGTCTATATAAACTTCCAATGGAAGTAGCAGAGCAAATCGTAGTAAAGATTAAAACTCAAGCTATTCCACAAATAGCAGAGCAACAAGAGGCTGAAAAGGCTAAAGTTGAGGATACTGCTAAAGCTGATCCATTGCCTGAAGAACCACAGGTATAATATAATTTAATCAATTAGTTAATTATTGACCCAATTATGGCAGGCGCACCTTTCGGAAATCAAAATGGAGTTAAGGCTAAACTGTTCTACGATGCCTTACGCAAGCACATTGTTCAGAACCCTGACAAGCTTCCCTCAATTGTTGAAGGTTTAGTTGAAGCAGCAGTTGCAAGAGAACCTTGGGCTGTAAAAGAGGTTGTGGATCGTTTGGATGGCAAAGCTGTTCAATTCCAAGAGATAAGTGGCGCAGATGGTAGTCCGTTATTGACAGGGATAGAAGTAACTTTTGTAAAACCTAGTGAATAACGTTCAAATAAACCAAGCAAATCTATTTAACATAGATTGCATGGAATTAATGCGTCAATATCCTGACAAATATTTTGATTTGGCTATTGTCGATCCTCCTTATCGTGATGAAAATCAGCCTACTAAAGACATGAGAAATAATGGAAGTATGAAATCTTTAGAAGGAAGGCCCAAAAAAGAATATTGGGAAGAATTGTATAGGGTTAGCAAAAATCAAATTATATGGGGAGCAAATAATTTTCAATTGCCTCAATATAAGGGGTTTGTCGTATGGAAAAAGATGACAATTAGTGAAAATTTTACTATGTCTATGTGTGAAATAGCTTCTTTATCTGAAGAGCTTGGAACTGTAAGTAAATGGATTGAATTAGCTCCTCAAGATAAATTTAGAATACATCCAACTCAAAAACCTGTAAAACTATATGAATGGTTATTAACTAATTACGCTGAAAAAGGTCAAAAAATATTAGATACCCATTTAGGTTCAGGCTCTCATGCAATAGCTTGTAATAATTTAGGATTTGATTTAGTAGGATGTGAGCTAGACAAAGATTACTTTGATGCAGCTTGTAAAAGAATTACACAAGAATCAGCTCAAATAAGAATGTTTGCATAATGAATGACCAACAATTAAATGAAGCTATAGGGAAGGTTCAGTTCCCTGCAAAGCTTGAATGTCTATTTACTCCACAAGAAGCTCGGTATCGCATCCTCTACGGCGGGCGTGGGGGGTCGAAAAGTTGGGGGGTAGCTAGAGCGCTATTAATTAAAGGCGCTAAAGCTCCATTAAGAATCTTATGTGCTAGAGAGTTTATGACATCAATGAAAGATTCAGTCCATAAACTTCTATCAGATCAAATCATAGAAATGGGGCTAGAATCATTTTATGAAGTAACTCAAGCTTCTATTCGTGGATTAAATGGCACAGAGTTTTCATTTGTAGGTCTAAAAAACAACATAGGCAACGTTAAGTCATATGAGGGCGTGTCCATATGCTGGGTAGAAGAGGCCCAAACTGTATCCAAAACTTCGTGGAATGTGCTGATTCCTACAATTCGTAAAGAAAAATCCGAAATATGGGTAACTTTTAATCCTGAACTAGAATCAGATGAAACTTATCAAAGATTTGTATTAAACCCTCCTGAAAATTCTGTCCTTCAACGTATTAATTGGTCAGATAATCCTTGGCTACCCGAAACGTTACGCATGGAAAAAGATGCTTTAAAAGGCAGAGATTTACAGGCTTACAATAATGTATGGGAAGGTTTATGCCGACTTACAGTTGATGGCGCTATCTTTTCTAATGAAATGAATATGGCAGAGCTGCAAGGAAGGATTACACGAGTCCCTTACGATGCAACAAAACCTGTTCACGCAGTATTTGACTTAGGATGGGCAGATCACACAGCCATTTGGTTTGTGCAATTTATAGGCATGGAAACAAGACTCATTAAATATATGCAAGATACGCAAAAGACTATCACTCATTATTTGCAGGAAATGCAAAAACTAGGCTACTTATACGATACACTACACCTACCACATGATGCCGAGAGCAAAAACATTGCGTCTAATGGCCGTTCTATTAATGACATAGTAAGAGCAGCAGGGTTTAAAACAAACATTTTACCTAGAGTTCCTGTTGTTGATTCTATAAACGCTGCACGAACTATATTCAATAGTTGCTATTTCGATAGAGAAAATTGTGCGGATGGGTTACAATGCTTACGTCATTACCGATATGAAGTAGATGTTGACACAGGTCAATTTAGTAGAAATCCACTCCATGATGTATATTCTCATGGCGCTGACGCATTTCGCTACATAGGTTTAATGATTCAAGACAAAAAAGAACGTAAAGCTCAAAAATTAACTTATAGTCCTGGCGCAAGCTGGATGGGATAAAACATGGTAACGGAAATAGTAACTTCGGAAAACAAAGAAGAATACATAAAAGATAAGTTAAATAAACTTAAACCTAGCCCTAGAAATGAATTCTATAGTAATTACAAAGATAAATTAGAGTATCATCCTGAATATCACGATTTTGTTAAAAATAATTGGCCACACATTAACGAACATACTACTAAAATTAAAGATCAAATTAATAAATACGGCATTACTGACAAAGAAAAACAAAAAAGAATTAATAGTCAAATGGAAGATTCAGTAATGCACGTTAAACAAGCTTGGAATTCAATGAAAGCATCTAAAGAATTCATAGAAAAGAATAAGGATTAACATGGCAGACGATAGCATACAACAAAGTGACAATGACCCACGCATAGCTAATGCGATTAAATTCTTACAGTTTGCTAATGAAGCAGACCAAATGAATAGATCAGAAGCGTTAGAAGATTTAAAGTTTGCAGCAGGTGACCAATGGCCTGTTGAAATCCAAAACAGCAGAGTATTAGAAGCTCGCCCATGTCTAACAGTAAACAAAGTTGACGCTTATTGCCGTCAATTAACTAATCAAATGCGCCAACAAAGACCACGCATCAAAGTGCATGGCATGAATAACCAATCAGATGCAAGAATGGCAGAAATTTTACAAGGTATATGCCGACACATTGAGAATCATTCCGATGCAGACCAAGCTTATGACAAAGCTGGTGACTTTGCCGTTAGAATGGGCTGGGGTTATTGGCGTGTAACTACAGATTATGTGCGTGACGATTCATTCGACCAAGAAATATACATTAAAGCTATTGACAATCCTTTTACCGTTTACTTTGATCCTAATTCTGTAGCTCCTGACGGTTCAGATGCAGAAACAGTTTTAATTACTACAGTCTTATCCAAAGAAAACTTTAAGAAAATGTATCCTAACGCTGAAACTGAACAAGGTTTCACAATGCGAGGAACAGGTGACACTAATCCTGAATGGGTTATGAAAGAAGACATTCGATTAGCTGAATACTTTTACACAGAACGCAAAGCTATTAAAGTTCACTTACTATCAGACGGTTCAAGTGTTAAATCAAGTGACTTACCTCCACAAGAAGTATTAGACGCAGCAGGCATTACTATTGTTGAATCTCGTGATTCTTTTGAGAAAAAGATTAAAGTATGCAAATTAACTGCTATGGAAATATTAGAAGAAGGCGAATGGGCTGGTAAATATATTCCTATCGTTCCTGTTTATGGTCAAGAAACTGTGGTTGAGAACAAGAAAAAGAAATTTGGTATTGTTCGCATGGCTAAAGACCCACAAAGAATGTATAACTTTTGGCAAACTTCTCTTACTGAGTCAGTTGCATTAGCTCCTAAAGCTAAATGGTTGTTAGCTGAAGGTCAAGACGAAGGCCATGAAAATGAATGGGCAATGGCTAACATTAAATCTATGCCTGTTTTGCGTTATAAGCAAAAAGACATTGATGGTCAGCCAGCACCTCCGCCACAAAGATTACAACCTGAACCTCCACCAGCAGGCATTATGGCTGCGGCTCAATCTATGACTACTGACTTAATGCAAGTGGTAGGTATATTTGATCCAAGCCAATTACCACAAGGCAATATTTCAGGCAAAGCGTTACAAGGCCAACAACAACAAGTGGACATGACTAACTTCCACTACTATGACAACTTAACTCGTTCTATCCGTCAAACAGGTCGCATTATCCTTGATTTAGTTCCAAAGATTTATGATAGAGAAAGAGTATTGCGTATCATTGGTGACGATGGCAAACCTGAAATCCTAACTATTAACCAATATGGCCAAGACGAAGAAGGAATTGATAAGATTCTTAATGACGTCACAGTAGGTGAATATGATGTTGTTATGGATACAGGCCCAGGCTATAACTCTAAACGCCAAGAAGCAGTTGATTCTATGATGGCTTTATTTGCAGCTGATCCAACATTAATTCAACAAGCTGGTGATCTATTAGTAAGAAACATGGACTTCCCAGGCGCTGAAACGATTGCTGATAGATTAGCCGTAAACAATCCATTAGCAAAAGTGGATGATAAGTCTAAAGTTCCACCAAGAATCCAAATGGAATTACAACAATTACAAGCGCAAAACCAACAAGCTCAACAAGCTATACAACAGCTTCAAATGGTTATTCAACAACGTCAAGACATCGAAGGAGTCAAACAAGATGCAGAAACTAAACGTAAACTTATGGATGTCACAGCTAAAGCAAACGATACTGAAATGCGTCAAGAAACTCTTAGACGTGATACGGACATCGATAACAGCACTAAAGTTGAAATTGAAATCCTTAAAGGGCAAATAGCATTAATATTAGCAAATATGAGCGGTAAAAATGCTAATCTAGTAAATTCAGAAACTATAGAAAGGGCCGTATAATGCCATTAGTAACAGGAAAAACAAAAGCGGAACATGACCGTAAACACATGGAACAACAGTCAGGTAAAAAATCATCTTATGATGAGCCTGATTACGACAAAATGAGTGGCGATGCTAAAGAATTAGTGCTTCACGCTGATAATGACGAACATTTATACAAATCAAGTCATATACCTATTGTAAAAAATCTTCAAAAGAAAATGGGAAAAGGTCAATACGATCAAGATAAAGCTCGTAAGTTATGGGGTTATCATGCTGATCGTGCTGCACAGTCGTATCATAAAGAACATGGTTCACATGATAGTAAATGGCATGAAATGTTTGATGTTCCAACTCGCAAAGAAGCTGCACATCATTTTGAAAGCATGCACAGAGAACAAGTAGAAGATCCAACAAACTTTAGCGATAAGTAATAGCAATTGATTAATAAGTAGTTTTATAGTATAAAGCAACAATCTACCAATGGAATCATTGGGTAAAAATCTTGGAGTCATCCATGTCAGAAAAAGAAGCAGGAAGTGTAGTAACTTCTGCCAACGCAGAAGAGTTTTATGCAAACAGATTGGGTTTAGCTGAAGAAGCACCTGTTGAGGCTGTAGAAGAAAAAACCGCAGAGCCAGCAGAGGAAGCAAACGATCAGAGTGAACAGCCAACTGAAGAAACAGAAACAAAAGCAACAGAAGAAAAGAAACAAAACCCCAAGCTTGAAAAGCGATTTTCAGAGCTAACAAAGCAACGTGAAGAAGCTCGCAAAGAAGCGGCTAAAGAACGTGATGCTCGTGAAGCTTTAGAGAAAAGAATTTCAGAGCTAGAAGGAAGAGCTGAACCGAAACCTGTAGAGGAAAACGTTAAGCCTTCGCCAAGTCAGTTTAATGATGCGTTTGAATACGCTGAAGCATTAGCTGAATGGTCGGCAGAAAATGCCCTTTTGAATAGAGATAAAGCTGAAGCTGAACGAAAAGTTCAAGACGAAAGACAACAAGTTATTAAATCTTGGAATGATCGATTAGCTACTGTTAAGGCGGATTTGCCTGACTATGATGAAATGATTGCCTCTGCATCCGACATAACTGTCAACGATGCTATAAGAGATGCAATGTTGGAGTCCGAACAAGGCCCACGAATTTTATATCATTTAGCAGAGAATCCTGAGCTAGCAGAAAAGTTAAACACTCTATCAACAGTTAGCGCCCTTCGAGAAATTGGGAAGTTAGAAGCAAAGTTTGAGGCTAGTGAAACACCTAAAGATGCCAAGACTGAAGCTGAAACGAAACCTTCTATTGCACGCAGTAAAGCACCTGCACCAATTAGTCCTATAAAGACGAGTTCAGCAGTTGCCGATGTTGGCGTAGGCTCAGATGGTGAATTCCATGGCACTTATCAACAATGGCGTGAATCTCGTAAAGCAGGAAAGATTAGGTAGCAGGATATTAAACTCTTAAAATAAGGAAATATCATGGCTAATAATTTACTAACCATTAGCAAGATCACCAACGAAGCGTTGATGGTTTTGGAAAATGAATTAACATTCACATCAGAAGTTGACCGTAACTATGACGACCAATTTGCAGTAGTAGGCGCAAAAATTGGTAACACAGTAAACGTTAGACGTCCTGGTCGTTTCATCGGAACAACAGGCCCAGCATTAAACGTTGAAGATTTCAACGAAACATCAGTTCCTGTTACTTTATCAACACAATTCCACGTTGACACACAGTTTACAACTCAAGACTTAGCATTATCTTTAGATATGTTTAGCGACAGAGTTCTTAAACCAGCTGTGGCAGCTATTGCGAATAAGATTGACAGAGATGGTCTTACAACTGCTAAAAACAACACAGCTAATATCGTTGGCACAGCAGGCACAACTCCAACAAGCTTAATCACATACTTAACAGGTCAAGCGTTCCTTGATTCTGAAGGCGCTCCAAGAGATGGCCGCAGATCATGTATCGTTGAGCCATTTACATCTGCAACTATTGTTGACAGCTTAAAAGGTCTTTTCAATCCACAAACAGCTATCTCTGCTCAATACACTAAAGGTTTAATGGGTCGTGATTCAGGCGGTATGAATTGGAAATTAGATCAAAACGTTGTTTCACAAACTTTTGGTTCTTATTCAACTTCTGTTTTATCATGTAACGTTACAACAGCAACAGGCTTCCTAACAAGTGGTTGGGCTTCAAGCTCTAACATCACTATTGGTGCAGCTACTGCTAATGCTTCATTAAACCAAGGCGATGTAATTACTATTGCTGGCGTATATGGTGCTAACCCACAAAATCGTCAATCTTATGGTAAATTGCGTAACTTTGTTGTTAATGCACCTGTAACTATTACTTCAAGCGGCACAGCTACAGTAAACGTTTCACCAGCTGTTATTACAGCAGGTCAATTCCAAAACGTAGTTGTAACTTCTTCAGGTTCACAAACAGTTACACCATTTAACAACACAGGTATCACATCACCACAAAACATCATTATGCACAAAAATGCGTTCACACTAGCAGTAGCTGATCTTGAGCTACCTGACGGTGTTCACTTCGCTGGTCGTGCATCTGATAAGGAAATTGGTCTTTCAATGCGTGTTGTTCGTCAATACACAATTAACAATGACTCAATTCCTACACGTCTTGATGTTTTATACGGTTGGGCCCCACTCTACCCTGAGTTAGCTTGCCGAGTAGCAGCTTAAGTAATGTAACGGTGAGAGGGTGTAAAAGCCCTCTCTATTAATCAAACAGAAAAGGAAAATTTATTATGGCAAATCCAGGCCCAGCAGTAACCTCCAGCGCACATCCGCAGTTAGTCGGAACGAACCAAGCACTACGTTTGTTAGCTGTGTATCAAGGTGTTAATGCTAATACTACAACTGATGCAGTATTACCAATCATCAACTCAACAGCTTACTCTGTTAAGTTTGTTATTTTTACTAACGCTTCAATTAGCTTAACTACAGCTGCCGCAGGTTTATTTACTGCTCCAGCAGCAGGTGGAACAGCTATTGTTTCTAATGCAGCACTTTCAGCTTTAACTAGCTCTACTGTTGTTTCTGAAAGAACTGTAGCTACTACAGCTGTGCAAACAGCTCAAACTTTATACGTTGACATGGGAACTGTGCAAGGCGCAGCTGCAACATTTGATGTATATGTTTATGGTTTTGATTTAACTCAACAAAGCTAGTAGATGTAATATAAGAGATTAAGCCATTAAATTTCTAATGGCTTTTTTTCTATTAAAGTTTATAATTTAACTAATTCAAGGAAACAATCATGGCTAATACCACAGTTTTAAGACCAGCAGGAAAAACCGCTGTCATCGCTGTTACAGCTACATCTTCAACCTCAATCACTATTGACGATACAACTAACGATCAAGTTACTTTTGCTACATTTTTAAATGCTGGCACTAAAGCTTGTGCTGTAACCGTTTCTAGTTTAGCTACTGCTCCAGCTTCAGTATTTCCTGTAGCAGGAACACCAGGTGATTTTGTATTACCAGCAAGTATGACACTTCCAATAACATTAGCAGTTCCAACAGTTCCGTTTCAAATTACAGCAATTTGTGGTGGATCAGATACAACCACACTATATGTAACGCCTGTTGTCGATCAATCTTAAGGAAATATAATGACTAGTCCTGCTCAATCCACAATTCAGAATTTATTGCCTGTTCAGGCATATTTTGACTTACAAGATAACTTTGTAACATTTATTGGGCAGAACAAGCCATTTTCAGCAACAATTGATCCTGACCAATCAGGATTAAACATTACAAGCAGCACGATCAATAGCACGACTATTGGTGCGTTAGTTCCATCGACAGGTAACTTTAC